TGAAGTAGCTCCATATTGTCGGAGATGTCTTCTAGGTATTGCTTCCAGCCCTTTGAGGCAAACAAATCTAGTAATGTTTCGTAATAATCTTGTAGTTCTTTGTCCATCTCTTTATCCTTTCATAATGTGGAGAGATGTTGCAATTATACCACACTTTTATAAATTTGTCAAGTGTTTTGTTTCTTATTCTGCATTTGCATCATTGCAATGCGCTCATTGCTGCTAATATCTTCTTCTTTAAGCATTAGCTCTGCAACTTTTGCTCGTTTAGCAAACTCAGCGTCATCAGCATCACCAGCTTGTAGGTTGGTAGAGATAGCCGCAGCCATCTTTGCTTGAACAACTTGTGGTTCCAATTGAGCTTCGACCGCATACTTCTGTGCTCTTGCTTGAGCCTCCATTGCTTGAGACTGGATAAGTTCAAGTTGCGCTTGCATTGTCTGCATTTGCATCTGCATCTGCTGTTGTTGCATTTCCTGCTCTTGTGGGTCAGGCTTAGACACCTCAGCCATCTGCGCGATAATCTCTTCGCGGTTGGACAAACCCATGTTGTCAATAACCGCTGTAACCAGCATTGGGTACATTGGACTATCTTGACCCAACGTCTGCAACAGTTGTACAAGTTGTGTAACCTCATACTCACGAGCGATAACGCCCAGAGATGACGAAGGTACAAACTTATAATCGCTGACAGGGTAATGCTCAGGGTCAAACTGCATGTAACGCCACGCTGTCTTCTCAATCATGGGGATCAGAAAGGACTCTTGGAAGTTAATCAGGGTACGCTTGTGGCGCTTGATAATTGCACCCATCGACATGGACACAGCACCAGCGGCAGCGTCACCATTGATAGTGCCGGGGATGCCAGCAGCGTCAATAGCGCCAGTAGCCATCTGAACCATCTTCTGCAACTCACCAGCCTGAGCAAAGGTCACCTGATCTAGGTTACCAAACTTAAATGGCTGGAGGATTTCAGCAGGGTTGCCGTTAGTAAGGATTGTCTTGCCGGGACGAATCTCTAGCTTAGCCCCACGAGGCATACGAGAGGCATCCATAGCCATCATAGGGTGGACAGTGAGGGCTAGGGCATCGATACGGGCACGAAGCTCAGCATCAAGCGCCTTCTGGCTGTTATAGCCCTTCTCACAGATACCACGACCCCAGAAGCGAGAGGGTACTACGTCCCAAGGGAAAGCCACAACAGGGCGATCCTGCATCATGTAGGGGTTTTCTTCGATCTTGAGCAGTTGACCACCGTTGGCGATAACAACGATCACCTCAACGTAGCCTTCGTCCTCTTCGTCTTCACCTTCTTCAGGTTTGACTTCTTTGGACAGCTCGTCATCCTCATCGTCCTGCATAATCGCAGCGTTATAGAGGTGACGTGGAATTAAACCGTAATACTTGGTTAGTCTAACCTTATCTTCGTCAAAAGAGGTAAGCTCTTTGTCTGCTTCAATGTCTGAATCAGTATCGGCAGACTCAAGATCAACATCGCGATAGATACCATTTTGAATTCCAATCTCTACTTGGTGTTTAGGAACAAACTCGTCAACTGCAACACCCAAGGCATCCTCAATAGAGGTGGCTACAGGGTCAATCAGGAAGTTCTGTGGTAGGATTGGGCGTAACTTGATAACCACACGGTCTTCAATCTTAACACCAACCGCTTGCATCGCACCATCCATAATAGGCTGGGTGGCTGGCTTCATCTCCTTGACTTCCTCAAGCACCAATTCGGCTACAGCAGTCCCGTAGACAGCGGCGTTAAGGATACACTCGGCTACAGCCTTGCGAGTCTTGGTAAATTGAAAGTCCTCAGACAGTTGTTCGCGCAAATAGGCGATGTCTTCCTTGTTTTGGTCGTTGCGGTCATCACGGATGTCAAACCACTTACCACGACCGAAGGTAGCCTCCTCCACCTCAGCGACAGATGACTCCACGGCCTGTTGTAAAGCTGGCGAAATGAGACGTGAACGCTCTGAGTCGCGGGTCTTGTCCTCTGCTGACCAGATACCACGCCAGAGACGGTAGTACTCGTCAAACTTTTGCTCGTAGTTAGCGCTATAGTGGTCACGCCATTGGTCTACCTTATCGATAACCCAACTTTCAACCTTCTGGTCGCTGTATTTCTTATCGTCATCCATGTTAATATCCTGAAATTGTGTCTAAATACTCGTACTCTTCTTCTTCAAAGTCAAAAACATAGGCTACTTTTGCAAGTTGCTCGATGTAAGACAGTGCGTCAGGCAAGTCATCATGTACTAGCTTGTTTGGAAACTGAAATAATTGGTCTAGGAACTCGTTGTTCCAATCACCTTTGTTGAGGGTAACGTAACCATTCTCAAAGCGCCCTTGCAGCGCCCATACAACACGATCTGTCTTCTTCTTATTACCGTGTGTTAGCTCGTCAACCCTGAAGAATGTCTGGGTTCTCTTCATTATGTCGGTCATGTAGGGCATAACCGCCTGTTTAGCGATACCCTTCTCAATGCCGACAGCTACAGGCTCGTATTTGGCAACAGCATCGAATATCTTCTTGGCTGTTTCCTTGACATCCCACCTACCGTAGATGATCTCTGCGACCCACCAACCCTTCTCGTTGGCTTTTACAATAGCTAAGGCAGTGGAGTCCAGCCTGGTGTTCTTAACACCAACAAACCCCTCAGCCTCAAAACCAGCCAAGTCAACCGCGATGTAGAAGTCACCATCATCAGGCTCTTCCTCGTCAAACTTTATCCACTCTTCTTTGAATAACTCTCCACCTGCGGCCTCGAAAGATGCCATAAACTCCTGCCGGAATGCAAATGAGGACATGCTTTTCTTAGCTGCCTCAATCTCTTTAGGGTCAAGTAGCGGGTTGTCGAACGAAGTAAAGTGGAAAGATTTGAAGGTGTCATCGGTTCCTTTGAACCCGTATTGGTATAAATCATAGAAGTGGTTACGACCCATAGGCGTCCCAATAAACATGGCACGTCCCTTCAAGTCAGCCAGTGCAGGTCGAAGGATTTGCTCCCACACCGCTGGCTTCATATCTGCATACTCATCAAGTACCAGAAACTTTAGCGAAACACCCCGCATCGTTTCAGGCCGATCAGCACCTTTGAGACTAATAGTTGCCCCATTGATAAGCTTAATCTGCAAGTTGTTAATATGGCTACCTGTAATGACAGAGTGACCAACCTCAAGCAGGACTTGCCACATGATGTCACGAGCTTGACCTTGCGTAGGAGCAACATAGAATACATGACCTCTCTCGCTTTGTAGCGCTTCAACTATTAATCGGTAAGCCGCCAAACGACTCTTACCTGTACGCCGACCAGCCGCTACCACATGGAAACGAGTCTCGTCAGCCCATACCGTCTTTTGCCACGGTAACAGCTCAATCTTTAAATCACTCAATGCCTGTTAGGTAAACGGTCTTTTTACCTTCCTTAACAGCGCGGAGCACTTGGTTGTTATTCTCACCCTCTTCGAATGAACAGTGAACCCAACCCGAGTTCGGCTGACCATCTTCATAAAACTCTAGGATTAGTTGTTTGAAAGTAAGGTTATCAATAATCCACTTGGCTAACTGCTTATTGTCCAAACCTGGAACCTCAAAGTCAGCCGCACAACCCTTACAGTGGTCGCTTGTGGTACTCCCACCAATCGCCCTGTTTAACTCAGGGGAACGGTAACCACTGGTGACGGTAACCGCCCCATGTGAGTTCCTAACCTTCTGTAGCACCATGTCGCATAGGGTGGTTAAGTTGCTTAACACCTCATTGTTTGGTGTGTTGTCAATGCTCTTGCGAATTGCCGTATCACTTTTAGTTAACTCTTGGAGGCTAAAGTTTTTACTTAGTTTCATTTAAATTTCTTTTCTAGTACTTTTTCGAGGAGACCCCGGAGTCCATAAATAACCACTACCATGCCGATAATGATATAGCGATACCATTCAGGCATCTGGGCGATAACAGTGAACCCTGCTAGGGAGTATTCCTCTAAACCGGGTATAAAGGCCATAAGCATGGGTGTTAGAAAGACAATGAGTAGAAGTTCATCCTTCCAGCTCTTAGTCATCTGTTCCATCGCTAGGCGGTCGAGATCGTAGTTCTGAGCCTGACCTTCTTGAGCCATCTTGGTGATGGCAATGGCCTTAGCCTTTTTAATATCTGAGTCAGCCTTAATCTCGACTAACTTGGCTTCTAGGGTGGCCTCAGTTTGCTTCTGCTTTCCCTCCAGCCACGTGCCCCCTAGGGAGAGTAATGATGTTATAACTGGTATCATCGGAATAACTTCTCAAAAAAGTTTAACTCTTTATCTGGCTCAAGGGAAACTGGTTCTTCAACCATTGGCTCTTCCACAGCCGTTCCGTATAAAGCGGGGTCAACATACAAAGAGTTATCTTGAATCAAAAACTTGTAATCTTCATACTCTTTAGGAGAGAACAAAGATTTGTTAGTCCCCTTACCTTTGTAGTAGCTGCGTCCCTCTTGTAAGTTACGCTGTGCTCCACCTACGGGATTAACATATTGCTCATTGGCTATAACAGGGAAGGAAGCCCACTCTTGCGCTATGTTACGAGCAAACTCTTCAGGTGGTATCTCTCCACGCTCATAAGCGCCATAACCCCTGTAATCTAATAGCTTGTTACCCATCCTCTCTTGTAGTTCGGGTGTAAACTTATCTGTGTTTTTTAACCCCATGTTCTTCATTAACATGCGGATTGTATCTGGTTTAAACTGATAGGCTCCAGCGGCCTTATCGTTGTTTCTTTTTTGATAGGCCACTAACTCCCTCAAGGTCATGTTAGTTAGCTTTCTATCACTATCGGGTTTATCACGGGCAAGTATGTTGTAATTACCACCGTATGATTCTTTTTCTTTAATTAGCTCTAGTAGATTATTTCTCATATATATCCTCGGCATCGATAGTATTGTCACCGTCATCAGCGATTGTGACTGACTCCCCAACCCCACTGATGGTGATGTTAACAGAAGGGCGACTGCTACCACCTTTGTCCTTATCAAAGTAGGACATAGGAAGCATTCTATCGACCAACAGTTTCCACGCTGCTGCTTGGTTTTTATGTTCATCATCTAATGCTGCATCCAAAATGGAGTCTAACACCTTACGGCTCTTGGGGCTATTCATTAGCCTTGCCTTAAACTCTTCAATTGCGTTTGCATCACCTTTAGGGCGCCCAACAGGTTGCTTACGGGCTTGCGCTAATGATGCCTTTGAGGGTCTTCCTCGTTTTTTTCCTGAAGGGGTCGCTTGACTCACAGGGTTATCCATAATTGGTTCCTTACACTATATAGTACTCTAAAAGGCCGCTTGACTCCATCTATATAGGTTTATATAGTAAGTACTCAAGCGTTCCTATATAACTATATAAACTATAAACCTCAAGCAGACTAAGATCAAACCTCCTTAACGTTATACCCTATATAGTGCGTATTATAGCATACTTTTTCAATTTTGTCAAGTGTTTCTTCACTTTTTTTAGATTTATTTTTAACCACGCTTGAAGCGCTAGTTTGCTGTTCTGTCGCAATCGACCTCGACAGACGACAATTCCTTTACTCTGTCCCTAATTAAATCTTTGAGGGCTGGTTAATTTCTTTTAGAATCAGTTGTTTAGGTGTTATAGACTATATAGTAGTAGCGTTCCAATTTAGCCTTATTTTGTATCTAGGCGGGTACAGCTTTATTTGTCATCATCACAACCCCTCCCCCGCCCCTGTCTCTAATCTGTCCCTAATTAGACTTGGCACGATTCTTGCATGGGGTTGCAATCTGTCCCTAATTAAACTATACAGACCTGGCACGATTCTTGCATGAGTGTGTCTATGCGGTACGCTATACAGTCACCACAACCACCACAAACAACCATATACAAAACCTATCAATATGCTGCACACCATATATAAATACAATTGGACAAAACGTTAGGGGATGTTATCATTGACACGTCAACAACCAAAACCTAAGGGGTTAACCATGAACAAGCAACAGCAGCACATTATCAACACACTAATACAACCACACATTAACAGTGGCAACAATGAACAAGCAAAGCGCATGATTGATACCCTTATTCGTAGCGCTAGATCAAGCAAAGCAAAACAAGCGCTCCAAGCTTTTAAAGCAAAACTAGGGTAAATACCTATTGATAAGGGGTTTAATAGCCCCTATCATCAAACCATCAACAACAACCAAGGGGTTAACCATGAAACAATTTAAGACTATCCATATCAGTGTAATGACGGGCAAACTAGACGGGTTACGCGCTATCAGTACCAATACAACAACGAACCCGTTCTGTATCAAGCAAAACGCAAGCGGTAAAGCGGATAACATTTGCACTAAATGTTACAGCCACACAATGCTTAACACATACCGCAAAAACATGGCACCAGCGCTTGAGCGCAACAGCGTGGCCTTGTCAACCAGGGTTATAAGTGGTGAGGATATACCCCGCCTTAATGATGCCTATTTTAGACTAGATGCCCACGGCGAACTAATCAATACGCTGCACTTAGAAAACCTATTGCGTATAGCTAGAGCAAATCCACAAACGACAATCACGCTATGGACTAAGCGTAAGGATATTGTTAATAAAGTTTTAGACGTTATCCCTAAACCTAGCAACATGATATTAGTGTTTTCGAATAGCAAGATTGGGACAATACTAGATCAAGCGCCTAGGCATTTTGATAAGACGTTTAACAATGTATTGGTGACTGAGCATACCGATAGACAAAACTGCACTGGTCAAAAGTGTATGGACTGTCTAAAATGCTACACGCACAACGATACAGTGGCCATTGTCGAAGCTGTTAAAAAGTACTAAGGGGATATTATGATTGAACGTAAAACCATATGTGTGGCACGTGTTGTTCATGGTGTGTTGGAATGGTTGCCGCTTGAAAACCAAACAACATACCGCGAATGGGCGGGTTGTTTCTCAATAGTTTAGAGCATTAAGCCTAGGGCATCGTATGGTGCCCGTGGCCTAGGGCTTTTCCTAGGTAACTAAGGGGAAATTATGTTGGTGTTCGTATATCCAAGCAAAAAAGCGTTAAAAGAGAGCGTGGGCAAGCGTTTAAACCATATCGAAACAAGCGTGTTCGGTGCTGAATACTTGCGTGATGGATGGTTAACGGGTGCAAATAGACCGCATATCACCCGACAAGGGCGTGAGTTTTTTGCCCGTGTGTTTATGCGTGATGGGTTGATCGCTAAAGTTGAATAAGGGGTTTACAATGACTGAAACAGATTTTATACTCTTGTGTGTTGAACATAACATAGCACCACAATGTGCGCTTGAGGATGAAAACCTAGTGCAAGCGTTAAAAGATAAGGATTGGGAACGGGTACGCTATATTATGTTGCATGAGATGTAAGAGCGTTAACCCTTGAGCGCTTAGGTGCTCATGGGCTAGGGTTTTCCTAGGTAACTAAGGGGGTTTCATGCTAAGAGACGCTATAGGGTATGCTTTGCTATTTAGTGCTATACTTACACTCATGCTTGCATACTTTGATTGTTTAACGTACTAGGGGCTGCCATGCAAAATAGATTTGAGACGCTACAAGAGGCGTTAGACGCCGAGAAAATCGCGCATATGTGGGATTGCTCGCCTATCAACTACAATGAGACGCGCACATTAACTTATGCGGATGGTTCACGCTATGGGCACTATATTTCAATCTATCGGGACGAACGCGGTTTATATGAGCGTCCCATTCACTATTCACGCAACTAAGGGGTTTTTATGACAGTAGATTATTTTACCTATGATGTAGCCGAACACTGGGTGTGCGCTATTGAATACGGCGACTATTCGGCGTTGGATGATGACGAAATACCACTTTTGGAAGAATTCCTAGATAACCTACCGCGTAACGCTATGGGTTGGGACTGGGGTGAAGATTCGCGCTTTGTCTATGATGATATTAGCGGGCTACTGGCGGGCTGTTTAGAGGGTAAACTATACATAAAGGGGAAATTATGATTGTTTTAAGTTTATACGATTATACTGGCGAAGCCGTCAAACCGTGGGCAGCTGCGGGTTATGAGTGTTTTTGCTATGACATACAACACACGGGCGAAACCGTAGATTATCCTAGTGGCGGGCGAATACACTATGTGCATGCGGATTTACACAGGCTAAAGACAATAACCGATCTATACCAAGAGTTTAGGTTTAAGCCCGTCGTATTCGGAATGGGGTTCCCTGTATGTACTGATCTTGCGGTATCGGGAGCGGGACACTTTAAACGTAAGAGGGATGTAAATCCAGGTTTTCAGGAAGAGGCAACAGAGCATGCTAAACGGGTCGGTTGGTTGTTCGATTCGTTGGGCTGCCCCTACTTTGTGGAAAACCCTGTGAGCGTCTTAGCTACCCTGTGGCGTAAACCCAATCACTCTTTCCAACCCTACCAATATGGTGGTTATATTCCAGAATCTGAGGCAAACCATCCTAGATACCCCGATTACATAGCACCTAGGGATGCATACAGTAAAAAAACATGCTTATGGACTGGTAACGGTTTTAAAATGCCTGTACAATTGCCCGTGCTATGTGAATCGTTTGGCAACAGCACTCAGCACCGAAAACTAGGGGGTAAGAGTGAAAAAACTAAAAACATCCGTAGCGCTACACCGAGGGGCTTTGCCTTGGGGGTATTTGAAGCAAACAAGGGGTTTTCATGCTAAAAGCAACATACATAAACGCCGAAGACGGGATATGCGCGACTGTCACCGAAGTGACTAAAGGTTTCGCCGTAACCTTGATTGACGCCGATAGTGAAAGTATAGTCGCCACTAGGGTTTACGATAACGTTGACCAAGCGAGGGTTTGGGCATTAGAATTTATTAAAGGGGTTAAACATGATTGACCAAGCGCAACACCATATTGACGAAGCGACACGGCTTATTAAACAAGCGATTATGACTGATACCCTACTGGGCAACGATCAGGCGCAATATGTGGCCTTTCTAGACTTATGGGGGAGTCTCTACGATCTCGACCGACTGATAAAAAACTGGGACGAAGACGACGAAGCAGTGAAAAGAAACCTACTATCGGAAGAGGGTTAGGCATAGGGCATAAAGGTCGCTTTTCCTAATAGTGTTATCTATTAGTATTCCTGACCTTTTGTGCCACTTGTCTAGGGCTTTTCCTAGGTTATCGGAGTTAAACATGATTTACAAAGCATTCACAATCGCGTCGTCGTTCAAAACAGTCGAGCGCGTCGAGATAAAAGAGGCGGGTAAGGTCAAAGGGGTTATGCTAAAGCGAGTCAAGACGCATTATTTGGTTAACCCTACTACTGGTACTAAACGAGACGTAAAAAGCGAACAGGCAGCCAAGTGGCGCGTTACACGGGCTATTAACCTAGCCAACAAGGCAATGGGCTTAGTTTAAGGGGTTATTATGTTAGATCAATTAATCATGCAAAGCGCAGGACGGTTTGTAACTGTCACATTCACCAAAAAAGACGGTACTGACCGGGTTTTAACGGGTCGCTTGGGGGTGACTAAGCATCTCAAAGGTGGTAAGTCAACACTTGATGCCGAACAGTACATCACAATTTTTGATGTAGTTAATAAGGGTTATAGGGCTATCAATCGCTCTACGATCAAGTCAGTAAAGATTAACCGCATACATGCGACAGTTGCATAATTGGTTATTAGGGGCGGTGGTGGCTTTGCTGCTATCGCTTTCTCATTATCTAAACTAAGGGGAATATAATGATAGTGTCCGAAGTATTGAAACTACTAGAAGATTTACCGCCTGATGCACAGGTCATGGTATGGCAAGACGGTGAGCGATCATCTATTGATAGCGTAGACTGGTGGACTGATGATTGTGTGGATTTTAACGTTAAAGGAGAATAGGTTAACATGGTATCGAATAAATTGGTGGTTTCGGGCTACAACGACGGGGTTTTGTTGGTCGAATTGACTTACAATGGTTTGTTAGACTTTGAGCAAATTGATAAGATATGCGAAACACTACGGCAACCACTTAATGACATGGGTGAGCGTGTGACGTTTAATATCTCTATCGTTGACCAAAATTTTTAAGGGGTTGCCATGAAAAAGTACAAAGTAACAGTGCGTAAGTGCATCTATCGCTACGCCGAAGTTGAGATGCAGAGTGATGGTGTAACAGATGATGACGTATACGAGGATGCGTTTATTGCTGCGGATGCCTTAGATGATGCCGTTTTTGTCGAGGATGATGATAGTTTTGAAATTATCGGTGTCCAGGAAATAGACACTGGTAGACACATAAGCCTATACGAAGTTGCTGTATAATGTACGAGATTAGAACTATTTATTCTAATTTGATCGTATACCGCACTACTGTGAGGGATAATGCTGTATACTGGTTAGAGTGTAATAACCAGGAGGGGATGTTTAAATTGGTAAGGGTTAAAAAGAATGATAGCTAGTATCAGAACTTGGTGCGAAGAGCATATCTCGCTTAACGCACTACTAAAATTAATGGGGGTGATTGAATGAGATGCACTTGCTGTAACGTGATTTTAACACCATTTGAGGCCACGATAAAGAAGGTTAGCGACAATAGCTTTCTAGATATGTGTGAGGGCTGCTTCAGCTACATATCTGACGAGGTGAAGGTGTTAACACGTGAAGACTTGAGGAGCGAGGTTGGCATGGATGTTGCTAACTATATAGACTTAGAAGATAAAGGGGAATTATATGATTAACACGCTTGAGGGTAAAGAAGATGACTGTATAGGGATACAAGCAGAGATGTCGTTATACTATACAATGACTGACGCGCACGAGCTGATAAAAGCGATAGGATTCAAGCAGTTTCTAGAATCCCTCTACCATGAGAAACAAGGGAGGATACTAACCATTGAAGAGCACGAGGCGATGCAGGTGTTACATGACAACTGGGATTTATAATGGCATTCAAGAAGATACATCAACCATGCCCCGACTGCGGAGGCACTGACCCACTAGCTGTTAACGAGGACGGCAGTACCAAGTGCTTCAACTGCGGAACGTACAGGAGGGACGAGGCGGCGATAGAACCCTCTACCCATACCCACGTATACACCGAGGTAAAGAAACCCGTTGTAGCCCGTTCTGATGCGTATGTGGGGGCTTTTCCAGCTAGACGGTTAACCATTGCAACCATGCGTACCTACGAGGTGGAGCAAACCACTGATGGTGAGGTGATATTCCCCTACCACAACAAGACAGGCGAAGCTATCGCTGTTAAGGTGCGGAGTAAGGATAAGCAGTTCAAGGTCGAGGGTGAATGGAAGGGTGCGGTGCTGTTCGGTCAAAGTCGCTTCCAACAGGGAGGGAAGGTGCTCACGATAACAGAGGGTGAGTTCGATGCCTTGGCTGTCCATCAGATGACAACCCTACCTGCTGTTAGTGTGCGTTCCGGTGCTCAGAGTGCCTTGTCCGACTGTAAGGCAGCGTTCGAGTGGATTGACTCATTCGACAAGGTGGTTATTTGTTTTGACAACGACGAGGCAGGGAAGGAGGCCACGAAGAAGGTAGCTGAGCTGTTGGGGTCGAAGGCGTGTATGTTTAGGCATCATAACGACTACAAGGATGCGTGTGAATGGTTAGCGCATAAGAGTGAGGCACAGTTTAGTAATGCCTGGTATGGGGCTGATGCGTACAAGCCAGAGGGCATCGTCACCATCACTGACATCAAGGAGAGGTTGTTAGCCCCGCCAGTAGCAGGTGTGCCGTGGTGCTTTGATACCCTCACTGAGGTGACGTATGGTAGACGTAAGGGAGAGTTGTATGCTTTCGGTGCTGGTGTTGGGGTCGGTAAGACTGACGTGTTTACTCAACAGATTGCCTATGACATTGACAAGTTGGGTCTGCGGGTCGGTGTTATCTACCTTGAGCAGAACGTGGTAGAGACAAGTCAGCGTGTGATGGGCAAGCTAGATAAGAAGCTGTACCATGTGCCTGATATGGATTGGACAAGAGAGCAGTACGAGGAGAGTGTTGACAGGCTAGAGGATCGTGAGCAGCTGTACATGATGGAGCACTTCGGTGCGATGGGCTGGCGTAGTATCAAGAATATCATCAAGTTCTTTAACAAGGCTTATGACATTGACCACATCTACTTAGACCACCTGACTGCGCTGTCGGCTAATGAGCAGGATGAGAGGCGCGCGCTAGACGGTATCATGGCAGACATGGCCTCACTGGCACAAGAGCTAGGCATCATCATCCACTTCATTAGTCACCTCACTACACCAGAGGGTAAGGCGCACGAGGAGGGTGGACGTGTGTTAGAGAAGCATTTCACTGGGTCTCGTGCTATCGCTAGGTGGAGCCACTACATGTTCGGGTTAGAGCGCAACAAGCAGCACTCCGATCCTATCAAGCGGCAGACCACCACGTTTCGTGTGTTAAAAGATAGATTTACCGGACGCGCGACTGGGACTAAATTTGGCTTGCAATATAACCAAAAGAATGGTATACTGTCGGAATCGGTTGACCTTATGGAGGATGACAACATATGATTGAACAGGTAATCGTAGGCGCTACGGGCTTGGGTTACTTGACGGTCGGGGTACTCCAATGGTATAAAGGTGAGGGCGCTAACGGTATGATATGGATTGGCTACGCATTTGCACAGGTGGGATTATGGTTAAACTTGAAATAGAAGACTACGGGTATTGCAGTAAGACAGGCGTATGCTTTAACCCCTTTGGCATCAAGCCTGAGTGGGTACAGAAACGAGCATATAAGATACGACATGGGTTGTTAATTGAACAGACAGAGGAGGCATTGTTTTGAAGGTTGATATAAACGACATTCTTAGTGAGGATTTTCAAGACATAATTGTCACCAAAGAATTAAAAAGAATTCATGGTTATATGAGAGAGTATCTAGAAAGGTACAAGGAAAAAGATCATGGGTTCATAGCTATATTCTCTACTGATGAAGAGGAAGACAAGGCGCAGATAGAAACAATGAAGGAGGCGCTTGAAATCTTGCTAGAGTATTATGGAGAAGAAGTATGACTGATACTATTGGAACATCAAAAGTAACATTAATACGTGAGAACGAGGATGGTAGTGCAGACTTTCAATGCAACTTTTCACCAGAGGAATTAGATGCGTTGACTAGACTAGGTATATTAACTGCACTTCAAGTGGCGATTGAGGATGCTAAACGCCTTAACCCAGAGGAGCAAGATGATTGATAACATAACCCTATGGCACAAACGAGCACGACCAGAGCCAACAGAGCGTGACCTAGATGTTCAAATAGGCTGCCACATTGAGGAGTTCATTGAGATGGTGGATGCGCTAGGTATTAACTGGGATGAGCACGAGTACTTATGCTCTGCTATGGACATACTGGACGAGTTCTCTATCAAGTTAAAGAGTGGAGCTACCACTGTACCATCAGTGAACCGTGAAGCCCTTCTTGACTCATTAGCAGATCAAATTGTTACGGCTGTCGGTGTTGGTGTATGCGCTAAGATGGATATGAATGCAGCGGTCACTGAGGTTAACGAAAGTAACTGGTCGAAGTTCAACTACAAGGGCTACCCTGAGTTCGATGAGAATGGGAAGATTAAGAAGGGTGAGCGTTATCGTAAGCCTGATTTGAAGGGGCTGTTTTGATTAACCCATCTTTTATAAAGTTGAATGAGCTAATCCCAGAGGATGACTGGGAGTATTTTGAAGACCGTGAGATGTCAATGCGCGAGGCCGCAGGAGGGATTAAGTTTATGAAGGATGTAACTGAGACGCTAGACCAGCGTGAGAATCGTTACGGTGAGTACAAGAATGTGTCAGCCACATCGCAATGGTTAAAAGATATTATGCGTGGGGGTGATAGTTGGAATGCGATGGAACCTTATATGCAGGAGAGCTTGGACTTGATTGCTAACAAGCTGGCGCGTATCGTAAATGGTGACCCCTTCTATGATGATAGTTGGCACGACGTGGGTGGTTATGCTAAACTAGTGGAGATTGAATTAGCGAAAGGAAAGTAATGTGAACTTAGTTCTCGACATCGAGACAGACAGCAAGCAGACCAAGATTTGGTTATGCTATACCCATAACAGCGAGACAGGCGAATACATATGTCACACAAAACCGGATACACTCATACCCTTAATAAACAAAGCAGAGAGATTGATAGGACACAACTTGATCGGCTTCGACGCACCAGTGCTCAACAGGCTGTGGGGAACGAGGATTGGCTTGAAGAAAGTGAGAGATACCT